TTTGCAGATTTCATAACAAGCTCAGCATCAGCAGATGCAGAGATAAAAGACAACTTAAGAGTCTTAAGAGATAGAGCTAGAGAACTAGCTAGAAATGACTCACACATAGCAAGATATTTAAACTTAATGGTGTCTAATGTTATAGGTAAAGCAGGTATTAGGCTAAGTGCAAAGGTAAGATTAGATGATAATGTCAATCAAGGAAGATTAGACATACTAGCTAATAAACTTATTGAAGATGCATGGAGACAATGGTGCAAAATGGGCAATTGCACAGCAAATGGCAGATTGTCTTTTTTAGATTGTCAAAAAATAGCTGTTGAAGCCTTAGCAAGAGATGGTGAGGTTTTAATTAGAAAACTTAAAAGACCTGAGTCACCATTTGGCTTCCAAATACAATTTTTAGAAGCAGATCACTTAGATGAAGATTTGAATAAGCATAATCCCAAGACTGGCAATGAAATTAAGATGGGTGTTGAGGTAGATAAGTTTGACAAGCCAGTTGCATACCATCTTTACAAGAATCATCCATTTGATAGAACATACATGAATGAAAATGAGCATATAGTTGTACCTGCAGAGGAAATAATACATCTATATATGCCAACAAGACCTGAGCAAACAAGAGGTGTTACTAATATTGCAACTGTTATGGCTAATGTTAAGCAATTAAATGCATATCTTGAAGCTGAAATAGTTGCTGCAAGAGTTGCAAGTTCTAAAATGGGTTTCTTTACTTCACCTGATGGTGATGGCTATGTTGGAGACTCAGAAGAAATAGATGGTAACCCAGTGCAAACTGCAAATGCAGGTACGTTTGAACAATTACCAGCAGGAGTATCATTTCAATCATTTGACCCACAACATCCTACAAGTGCATTTGAGGGCTTTACTTCTAGCGTATTAAGAAGCATAGCAAGTGGTTTAAACATTTCATATCATGCTTTAAGTAACGATTTAACATCAGTAAACTACTCTTCAATTCGTCAAGGTAGTTTAGAGGATAGAAGTAGCTATCAAATATGGCAACAATTTATGATAGAACACATGATTGAGCCAATATTTGCAGAATGGTTAGATAGAGCTATTGAATTTGGTTATTTAACACTACCAAGTGAAAAAATGGATAAATTTATAGCATCAGCAACATTTATACCAAGAAACTTTGCTTGGATAGACCCACTAAAAGAAATGAACGCTAATGTCATAGGGTTGCAAAATGGTACAGTAACCTATAGCGATATATCAGCTAACTATGGTAGAGATGTTGAAGAATTATTTGAACAACATCAAAAAGAGGTAGAATTAGCTAAGGAATATAATATAGAATTAGCTTATCAGCCATTTGGTGCAACTAAAGCACCTATTGAGCCGATAATTGAAGGCGGTAATGAAGATGCCTAAAAAAGAGGATAAAATTATGAAAGACAAACAAGATAGACATATATTAAACGTAAGCGAAACAGACGAATCTGTTATTGTTGAGTTTGCAAAAGAGCATGAAGAAGAGGTTGAAGATATTGTAGAAGAAGAAAACTATAATGAGCCTGAAGAAGAGAGAACTGTTGTAGACATGCCAATGAGATATAGAAACATAGATTTATCTAGAGCAAAATTTATTGATGAAGATACAAGGACTGTAAGAATAGGTGTATCTTCAGAAGAGCCAGTTGAGAGATCATTTGGCATGGAAATACTAAGTCATAAAGCGGATGATGTTAATATGGAATTTATTAACAGTGGACGTGCACCTTTATTGTTAGATCATGACATGACTAAGCAAATAGGTGTTATAGAGGATTTCAGACTTGATGAAACAGCTAAAAGGACAATTGCTGTAGTTCGATTTGGTAAAAGTCGACTTGCTTCAGAAGTGTTTGAAGATGTAAAGGATGGTATACGAATGAATATTTCAGTCGGATATCGTGTAAATAAATTAATGAGAATTAAAGACTCTAAAGAGGTTGCATATAGAGCAGCTTGGACACCAATGGAAGTTTCTTCTGTTTCAGTCCCAGCAGATCAAAGCAGACTAGTTGGTGTTGGACGTTCTCAATCTTTCAAGGAGATAAAAATGGAAAACGAAGTCAATTTAGACAACGTAAAAGCTGAATCTGCTGAAGAAGTCAAAGCTGAATTAAAAAGAAACTCACAAGAGATTTATAAGTTAGCTGAAAGACATAATCAGAAAGACTTAGCTGCAAAAGCGATTGCTGAACACAAAACTATTGAAGAATTTAGAGGTGAATTACTAGAAACTATTGCTAGTCAACCACTAGAAACTCCAAAAGATATTGGATTAAGCAAAAAAGAAATGAAGAGATTTAGCTTAGTAAGAGGAATTAATGCACTAGCTAACCCTTCAGATAGAGCTGCTCAAAGAGCTGCAGAATTTGAATTTGAATGTTCAGCTGCTGCTTCTGAAGCATATGGTAGAAACTCTCAGGGTCTTATGTTACCACCTGAAGTATTAAGAGATTGGAATCAAAGAGATTTGAATACAACCGATGATGCTGGTGCGGTAGGTCAAGACTTTAGAGGCGGAGACTTCATTGAGGCATTAAGAAACTCTTCATCAGTAATGTCAGCAGGTGCTACATTATTAAGAGGATTACAAGGCGATGTTAAAATACCTAAGAAAACTGGTACATCAACTGCTGCTTTCGTATCAAGCGAAGGAACTGCTGTTGCTGAGTCAGAAATGGCTATTGGCAGTGTCACAATGTCACCTAAGACTTTAGGTTGTTTTACAGATGTTACTAGACAGCTTTTAACACAAAGTTCTTTAGACGTTGAGAATCTTATCAGAAATGACATAGCACAAAGCATGGCTTTAGCTATTGATTCAGGTGCTTTAGAGGGTTCAGGCTCTTCAGGCAACCCAACTGGTATCAAAAATACTTCAGGTATTAATACTGTAACATTCGCTGCTGCTAACCCAACTTGGGCAGAAACAGTGAATATGGAAAGCCAAGTAGCTGTAGATAATGCACTATTAGGTAACCTATCTTACATTATGAGAGCTGATAACTATGGTTCACTAAAAACAACTGAAAAGGCTACAGGCACAGCTCAGTTTGTTGTAGATAGAGATGGAAGAATTAACAATTATGGTGTTGTTGTTTCTAACCAACCTACTGCTGGTGATCATTATTTTGGTAACTTCTCAGACCTATTAATTGGATTCTTTGGTGGTTTAGACATCATTGTTGACCCATACACTAACTCTTCTTCAGGTACTGTAAGAGTTGTTGGAATTCAGATGATAGATGTTGCTGTAAGAAATGCAGTATCATTCTGTCTAGGTAATGACGGATAATTTTTAATGGTTTTAACCACTAAAAACGGTGGGGTGAAAGACCCCACCACTACTTATATGCATAAATATTTAATATTAAGAGACACTATAGCTAACAAGCAAAGAGTTAGTGCTGGTGATGTTGTTGAATTAGATCAAGCTCAAGGTTTTGATCTTGTAGCTAATAAAAAAGCAGAACTATACAAAGAAAAGCCAAAAGTAAAGAAAACAAATAGAAGTGTAGGCTTAAAAAAATCAGAATCTAAGCCAGTAAAAAAAAGAGCTAAAAAATAATGGCTTTAGAAAGTGCTGCAGATTTTGATGCATATTTAGATACCCAAACAGGGCATGGTCAAGTTGCAACTTATGGCACTACAGCCACCTTATGGGATGCAAGAACAGCACTTATTGATACTTGGCAAGATGTAGATACTTACAAGTACTATATAGACATAATTATTAATCAAGAATATTTTGGCATTGATGGTGGCACTGTTGATGTTAATGGATTCCAACCAGTTGCTTTAGTAAAAACAACTGATATACCTAATATTATTTTCGGTGATTCTTTGGATGTTTCAGCAATAACAGATACTAATGGTAATATCTTAACACCTGCTACAAGCTACACTATAGTCAATATACAACCTGATAGAACAGGGTTTACTTCATTGTTATTAGAGGAAGTGTAATGGCACATGTAAGACAACAAATAAGAGAATATTTTGGAACAAATTTAACTGGTTTAACTACCACTGGTTCTAACGTATATCAATCAAGAGTTTACCCACTAGACAATACAAGACTGCCAGCCTTATTAATTTATACAAAGTCAGAAGCATCAGAGCCTATTGTTATAGGTACTGATAGAGTTATGAGTAGAGAATTGTCAGTTGTAGTAGAAGGTTATGTCAAATCTACAGCTAATTTTGATGATACTATTGATACAATAAGCAAAGAAGTTGAAGAAGCTATAGCTGCTGATAGAACGTTAGGTGGTTTAGCTAAAGATACATTTATTGAATCAACTGAAATAAGTTTTAACGCGGAAGGTGAGAAGCCACTTGGTTTTGTTTCTCTAACCTTTATAAGTAATTACTATGTCAAGGAAAAAAATCCTGATGTGGCAGTATAATAGGAGATAATTATGAAATTAATTAGTCCAAATGGTAAAGTTTCAATAATAGCTCATCCTTCAAAAGTTGAGTCATTAAAGAATATGGGTTGGAAAGAAGAAGCAATCCAGTCGGAAGACAAAATCAAATCTTCTTCTAAGAAAAAGCCGAAAGGCGAGGTAAAAGAAAATGGCAACACATAAAGGAAGTGAGGGAACTGTTAAAGTCGGTTCTAATGCTGTAGCTGAAATTAGATCTTATTCACTTGAGGAATCTGCTGATACTTTAGAAGATACTTCTATGGGTGATTCTGCTAGAACTTATAAGTCATCATTGACTTCTTTTTCAGGCAGTGTAGATGTATTTTGGGATGAAACTGATACAAGTGGTCAAGGTGCTTTAACTATTGGCTCAGAGGTTACTCTTAATGTATACCCTGAAGGTGATGCATCAGGTGATACTTATTATACTGGTACAGCTATTGTTACTGGTGTTTCAAGAAGTGCATCATTCGATGGATTAATCGAAGCTAGTGTTTCTGTACAGGGCACAGGTGCTTTAACATCAACAACAGTATAGAAGTATGAAAATAATAGAAAAGGCTAAAGCTCATTTTGATTCTTTAGAAATCAAAGAGATAGAGATACCTGAATGGAGTGAAGGAGATAAGGTTCTTAAGATATATGCAAAGCCATTGACGTTAGCAGAAATGTCTAAGTTGCAAAGATATGCAAAAGACGATGATGTTGCTTTAATGGCTTATTGCTTAATATATAAAGCCTTAGATTCTGAAGGTGAAAAAGTATTTGATCTTTCAGACAAACATGCACTTATGAATGGTGTTGATAAAGATGTACTTGCAAGAGTAGCAACTGAAATCATGTCCAGTCCAAGTGTAGAGGAACAAGCAAAAAAGTAGTAGAGGATAAGGACTTATTTGCTAAATACTATCTAGCTGAAATGTTGCATTGCACATTACAGGAACTAGAAGAAAAAATGACCTTATCTGAGTACACTGGATGGATAGCTTACTTAGAAGAGAAAAATAGGCAAATGAAAAATGGCAACTGATTATAAATTTAGAATCACCGCACAGGATAAGACCAAAGGTGCATTTAATTCTGTAAATAAAAACGTTAACAAAACTACTGTTGCAATGAGAAAACTTGCAGGTGCTTTTGCAGGTGTTGTTGCTGTTAGACAATTAGCACAATTTGGCAGCTCAACTCGCCAACTTGCAGATAGTATTGGTAAAGTATCTGATTCTATAGGTGTTAGCACAAAATTCTTACAACAGTATCAATTTGCTGCACAGCAGTCAGGATTAGCCACAGAAGAGTTTAACAAAGGTATGCAGAACTTTACCAAGATGGTAGGTCAAGCACAGCTTAGAACAACTGAAGCTGGAAGAACATTAGAAAAGTTAGGCGTACAAGTTAAAAACACAGATGGTACAGTAAAAGGTGCAGAGGAAGTATTTATTGAACTATTTGAAGCATTAGATGGTGTTGGTAGTCAGTTTGAAAAAAATGCTATCTTAGCTGATCTTATGGGTAGAGCAGGTGTAAAACTTGCTGTTATGGGCAAAGATGGTGCAGAAGCTATGAAGGAATTAGCTGCGTCTGCAACAGGTGTTATTCCTGAAGATTCAATAAGACAAGCTGAAATATTTAATGACACAATGAATGAGCTTAAAAGAGCAACATTGCTACCATTACAGAAAGCATTTGTATCTGTATCAACATCAGTTTTAGAATTTTTAGATTTACTAGGAATAGTTGAAAGAAGAAAAACTTTGAGTGAGTTAGAAAGTGATTTAACTGGTATTGAAACAATATTAAAAGAAATAGAAGAAACTGGTGGTTTTGCTATAGAAGGCGGTATAGAGGTTGATGTTGACCCATATAAATTAAAATTTCAAAAGTCTGCATTGGAAGAGCAAATAGCAGCACTAAAAAAATCAAAATCAGCACTTATAGATTTTACAGGGGTCACAGAAGATGCGTTTGACCCAACAACATTAAAAGAAAATATTACAGTAGTAAAAGAATTTGCAAATACAGTAGAAGGTCAATTAACAAGTGCATTCACAGATTTCTTTGACTTAACAAGTCAACAATTTTTAGATTTTAAAGATTTAGCAACTAGTGTAGCTAGAGCAGTTATTAATGAGCTTATACAAGTTTTTATAGTACAAAAATTAGTAGGCATGATAACTTCAAATATTGAAGATATAGGCAATTTATTTAAAACAAGAAAGAACTTAGAAGCACCGCAAGATAAATTAGATAGCTTTATGCCTAAAATAACGCTTGATGGTGGTGGCTTTACTGGTGCTGGTGTAAGAGCTGGTGGTTTAGATGGTAAAGGTGGCTTTATGGCTATGGTTCATCCAAATGAAACTGTTGTAGATCACACAAAAGGTCAATCAGTTGGCGGTGGTGCTACAGTAAACTTCAACATATCAACAGTTGAT